GCGCCATGACCGCAACCATTTTTGTACGCCAACATTATCGTCATAAACGTCTAAATCTAACGCATAAATATTACCATTTTGATAATCGCCTACAACAGTATCATTGTTAAAACTCATCTGACAATTGGAACGATGACGAGTAAATTCACCGTTATTAAATCCTGCACGTTCATGCCACATTTGGGTAGCAACATCGTACACCCACGTTTTGCCTGCGGTAGGAAATGTTAGAACGTAAAATGAATGTCCTTCTTGTTGATATGTATACGCAATCGCATCAGATAATACAGCGTAATTTTGTATGGCGTATTCGATGGCATGGGTAGAAACCCTAATAGCCGTATAGCCTTGGTTACGATAAACCATACCGTAGCCCCTTGCATCAGCCCCTAACCAAAACAAACTATTATCTAGCTTGGCAACCGAATAAGCGGCTAAACAACCAACTTCATTATATGCACCTTGAATAGGTGCTAGGGGAAAACCCGTAGTTACGGCGTCATACCAAACTTCAATAGAGTTTGTACCAAACAACCATACTTCACGGTTATTAACAGCTAAAGACGCTAACGTGTCAGGAGAACTTTCAGCACTAGCAAAATTAAGTGGGCTAATAGACAAACCGTCTAATAAATCGCAAACCCATACAATTTGCGAGTTGGGTTGGTTAAATACAAAATAACCGTCGATATATCCAACCGTAACGGCACCCGCAAAGTCAGGATCCGTAATTTGTTGAAACACGCCAGTAGATTTGTTGTAAATAAAACCATCAGGGTTACACGCTAAAAATATTTGGGTGCCGTTATCCGCAATCGATACAGGCCCTGTACCCGTCACGTTGCCTAACAATTTGACGTTGTAATTAAGATCTATCTTATAAAATTGATTGCCTGACACAACAAAAGCATCAGCGGTACTTGATTGGTTTGCCCATTCAGCGCGGATAGGGCCACTACCAACAGTAACTAGTTTTCTAAGCCCTGGCGCTCTATTAAGAAATCCTGTGTCTTTACTGCCAGGTGGCGTAACTTCAGGAAATAGATTAATCATGCGATTATCCGCCGCATTAACGGATCTAGCTACATAAGCTTGTCCTAGAATAGGGCTTTTCATGCTTACGCCGTAGCAGCTTTAACAACCGCAAACGCAATCACAATTGCTTCCGATAATGACGCTGCAGTAATGTTACGCACGTTAATACTTGCAGATCCTGCTGCCGATTGAGCGTTTAACAAATAAGACCCTGCTGTACCACCGCTAATATGGTTAAGAATTAATACATCGTTTGCAGCAATATAAATGCTAGAAAGCGTAAACGATACCGTAGTATCGGAAGCTAATGCCGCAGCATTTAATGTAATTTGACCATTGGTTTTGTTTAAAGTTACGCCAGTAGACTTACTGGTTATCTGCGTAACCGTACCTGCTGAACCTGTGGTATACCCTATCTTACCTGTGGCTGAAATTAACACATCGCCTGTTGAAGTAATCTTAGTCGCAGTTGCGTTGCCAAGTGAAGGCGAAGTTAACACAGGGCTACCCGTACAATTACTTAAATCTCCACTTGAAGGAAGACCTATAGCAGGCGTAATTAATGTAGCGTTAGTTAGTGTAGGTGCGTTAAACATTAACGCAAGCGTTATTTGTCGCGTAACATCGCTTTGCACAACAGGAAATATATCCGTGGTTGCGGCGGTAGTTGCGACGGGTAATTCGGTAATAGCTATATCGGTCATACCTTATCCTTAATAATTACCTGCAAAGATGTTGAAACGCTGACGAGTGCCAACAATACTGTATGGCAAGGACATAATGTCATCTGGGTTATTAATGCGCTTCAGCGTGCGTTTAGACGCCATAGCGATGCGTAATACTTGTGGACTTGGCTCAACCCCAAACTCAGCCGCAATCTCGCACGCTAAGTTGTATCTAAAAGCTCTCATATAACCTGGGGGAAATGCTAATGTAGTTGCTAATGTTGCAGGTTGATCTAGTTCAGTTACTGAAATAAAATGCCACTCTAATACTTTGGTTGGCACAGGGTATACGTACATATCAATATTAGGGTAATCCATGTTAATCCACATCACTTGTGGATACGTAGAAGTTACCGTTTTAACGGCAATACCATCATATTGTTGCTGATTAATAATCTTAATACCAAACGAAATGCCATTTGCAGGATCCCTAAAATAAGTTGAGTCATCTAGCAAAATAGGTCGATTGCCTACAAAGTCACCTGTTGGGCCAAACGTCCTGTGAATTAAACCAGGTTGCCAAGAAAACACTTGGTCTTGCGTAGAAAAGGTAGATAGACGCTCGGTTGACCAAGAATCAATCATTTGATTTAAAGCATATAAAGCGTCTTCGGATGTAGAAGCGGCAGGTGTTTCACCCTCGGCAAGCATACCTATTAAACGTAATGCACCATTAATTTGATCGTTGGCGGTATAAGTTGCCATAGCTTACCTTTTATTCGATAGTTTTACGACGTCTTTTTACATCCAACGTATTAATTGGAGCCGCAATCACTTCTTCTGATGGCGTGTCCTCAGTATACCTTACCCAACCATTTTTTTCATCAAATTCTGCTTCCATTTCTATGGTTGCAACTTTGGTGCCGTGGAGGGGGTGGCTTAAATAAATAACTGGCATATATTTTCCAATGAGATAGGGAGCCGTAGCCCCCTATTTTTACTGACCGTGAATAATTGCGTAGTTAATAATAACTGCTTCAGAATACGAAGTTGCACTTAAATTACGTAATGAAATTAAAGCAGTACCCGCCGCCAAATAAGAAATATAAGTGGTGTAAGCACCTGCCGCGCTACCAGTAGTATTGCTAGATACGCACACAATAATTGTGTCATTGGTGGAAATCAAACTATTGGTTAAAATAAATGACGCTACTGCACCGCCAGCTAAAGCTGCGTTATTCATTGTAATACGACCAGCGGACTTGTTTAAGGTCACGCCTGTAGCCTTGTCTGTTAACTGTGTTACTGTACCTTCAGCTGCCGTTCCGTAACCAATTTCAGTTGTTGCATATACAGTTGTACCTACAATACTGCTAGGTGTTGTATTGCCAATGGGCATATTGTCCATTGTACCGCCTGATAAATCAGGATCTTGAAACGCTACTCCTACTGGTTTAGTATTTGCCATAATTTTTCCTTTAAAAATCCCCACCGAAGTGGGGAATTAATATTAACCAGCAATACGGTTAAAAACGTATGTTGCGTCAGCAGTCTTACGAACACGCCAATTACAAGCCGTGTTAGCAGAAACAGCCGCAACACCAACTAAAGTACAACCAGTATTAGCTGTTACAGTTGCAGCGTTAGTACCGCCAGTATTAATGATAAAAAAATCAAAACAACTATTTACTTTCATACTTGGAAACGCTGTATCAAGGTCAACACCTAAAGGTACTGTTAAGTTTGATGCTGTACCGTTGTAGTTAATGATACCGTTGGCTAATTCAGCAGGTGTTAATGTTGCTGCAGCTGCTTTAGCTATTGGTGCTGATTGAACGCTTAAAATTACTTCAGCTAAGTTACCATCACCTACTTGATAACCGCCTGCTCCATTTGGAAGTGCCATGATTTAATTCCTTAAAAAAAGTTTAAAAAGCCCCCACTTGCGTGGGAGCAATTAGGGTTATCCCCACATACGCACGCCCATTGCTGGACGAATTGCGCTGTAGCCATAAAGAACGTCAATACGGCAAGGTAAACGGTCATTATTAATGTCGTACTGACGTACGATACGCATAGAGATACCGTTGTGAACTTGACGTGAAGCCATATCAACACCTTGTGGTAATAACAAGTCAGCAGTTGCAAAAGTAATCGCATCTTTATGATAGATTAAGTTTTGCGCGTATTGGCTATTAGATCCACCTAAGAAAGTTAATGCTGCACTAGACGCAGGGAATGAATCGATTGTTGCCAAAGCATTAGTTGATGTATACATCGCTGGAGATACTGTTAATGTAGCAGTTGTAGCAGAGGAAACAGTAACAGGCGTTGTAACAACAAATTGTTGCAATGAACCAGTCGATTGACGAGTTTGTGGGTTAACAGCATATACACCAGCAATAGTAAATACATCGCCGACGTTAAATGTTGGTGAACCACTTGTAAAGCTGATTGCCAATGAAGTAGAACCTTGAGTAGATACTGTAGTAGCTACGATTGGTGCAGTTGGAGTTACACCAGTTGTATGCTGAACAATAGATTGGCTCATGTTAATTTCTTCAAAGCCTAATACGCCCATACCCATCATACCGTTTTTGAATTGACGGCTGATTGTGTCTGTAGGATTAAACAGACCTTTCATACCTTCAACCAAACCAGCATTAGCGGCTGGGTTAACAGTTGCATAGCGTGGGGACATAACTGCTGCTGACTCATTCAGCTTTTGTTGCGCTTGCAACAAGACTAAAGAAGTAGAAGGAGTTGTACCTGGGCTACCAACAGATTGGTAAAAAGATTTATATGCGTTAGCTACGTCAGCATCGATAGAAGATGCTAATTGGCTAATACGTGGCTTAAGAACACGTTCTGCAAAATCATCTAACTGCATTGTTAATTCAGCAGAAGTGAAGTTGACACCAATGTGCTTTTGACTTGCAACAGTCAATGTTGTGTATTGTTCGTTGTCGTCTTGAACTTGCAAGGCGGCACCGTCAGTTACCAAAGCACGGTCTGGTAAACGAATACGGAGTGTTGAACCAATTTTGGCACCTTCAACGGCGAAACTATCGTCGTATTGGCGGTTTACGTTACGTGTGATTACAAGATTATTTTCGAGGATCTCGAGGGATTTTCTTGTAATCATATCAATCGTTAAGATCGAATTTGACATAGTTAAGTCCTTTTAATAAAAAATAAGTTTAGCGGTTTCTCAATGCCTCTAGCTTCTTGATCTGTCGATTTCGTTCAGCCTCAATCCAATCTGACGTACTCATGTTCTTAATCGAACGAGGGTCAGTTGTATCGTACGCTGGCGCGCTAGAACTTCTAGCATTAACAGGTGCAATCGGCGCAGGGGCGCTTGAAGTCTTTTTTACAGGAGGGTTGTCGCTTAATTTAGCTTCAATCTTCCCTATTTCTTTGGCTTG